TAATTGAGCCTGAGTCTAATGCTCCAGTTGTAACAATATTCCCACCGCCAACATTATGGCTTGCGAAGTATGTAGACACAGTATCCACATTAGTCATTCGCATTGTACCGGCATCGTTAATTAAGATACCATCGCCAGTTGCTACGGCAGTTGTTCCTCTGGCTGTACCGCCATCAATGAGGTTAAGTTCTGCACCTGTGGAAGTAATAGCCGTGCCGTTAAAATCTATTGCATCTATATAAGCCGTTCCATCAACGTATAAATCTTTCCATTGTGCCGACGATCCGCCCAGGTCGTAAGTGTCATCGGCTGACGGCACTATGTTAGAATCAACACTTGCCGTTATTGTAACTGTATCGCCAGAAGCATCACCAATATCTATATCACCAGTTCCGATAAAATTAGCGAATGTGGCCGTGCCTGTGCCTGTTATATTTCTAAATCCCGTAACGTCTTTATTGCTGTCAACGACTACTGCCTTCGATGCCGCCACAGTTCCGGCAGTTACATCGGTGGAATTAGCCCGACCAACTGCTGAATCAATCTGCGCTCCGGTATATGAACTGTTATAATTTGCCATATTTTTCCTTTTAAGAAGTGGGGGCAGTTGCCCACCCCCACACGATTAATCAGTTACTAACTGACATCCACGAGCATATAGACTCCGAAGGAATCTTTAATCTCGATTGCGGCTGCATTCAGCACACCGACATATTCGGTAGCACGAGCAGAAGCATCACGTTGCTCCTCAACGGCGATTGGTCCACCGGAACCAAATCCCATACCCAATGCACCTTTAGAGAACATACCATTTGCGGCATCCCCTCCCGAACCAACATCTTCATCAATTTCTGCACTCCAGTAAATATCGCAGCCTGCGACTTTACCCACGAAACCGTTAACCAAACCTTCTTGAGAGGTTGGGTTATCTGCCATTTGAGAACCAGAGTTTGTATTGATTAAGAGTTGTAACAACCCCTTCGCACCCCACACAGATTTTGGTGAAAGCACCAAATTGTAAGGCATAGGCGCACCCGCTGCGTGTAATTGGCGACTTGCACCAAATACGTGAGCAAGAGTCATTGCCGTACCGGCTGCTGATTCTGTTTGTGAGAATCCAGAAAACAGGCTAACCAATAGGTCGTCTGCTTTAAGAGCCAATTCGTGTCCGATAATCGAACCAACATCAGAAGCCAAATTCTGAGGACTTGACTGAACTGCCAGATCGGTTACGTCAGAACGCACAATGTATTCTGCGATAGTTGCCTGCGCCTTTGAAATTGTGCGAGTTGTGAGAGTTGTGTAATCCGTACCATCTGTTCCGCTGCCTACATTAGAGGAAGCAGGATCAGTATAGTATGGAAACGAAACCGTTCCTGCACCTTTAGGGGCATTCGCGGTTTTCACCAACGGGACCATCACGCCAGATTCTTGAAACGCTATAATTGCATCAGCAAGAATTTCTTCACCGGCTTGAATGGTCGATTTTTTAGTAATTGCCATTAGACATTACTCCTTTTTAATTTTTCCATTTTCATCAAAATCAACCCCGGAAAAATATCCCATTCGATTGTTGGATAGCCCTCTGCTTCGGCGGTCATACCGTTCTTCCATTAAGTCCACCATATCCATCCTGGATGCGGGTGAACCGTAGATAGAAACGTCTGGCTGCCCTTCAGCATCGGTTCTGACAATTACATCGTCGCATGGATCAACGTCCACTCCGGCGATTATGTCTTTCTTTCCATCAACCTTCAAATATATCTCCCCAGATTGAGGTCTTTTGCTTTTCGGCTTTCATCTTTTTGTATCCTTGCGGGTCTTTGAGAGCAAATTCTTTAAGTGACTCATAACCACCCGTACTTTCGCGCCCCGGTTTCCCAACCTGAACTTTAGATGTTGGCCTATTCGCAAACCTATCTACATGAACTTCGAGTTTTTCGAGTCTCATGTCAGCATAGATTTCCCGGTCATCTTCAGGCAACTTAGATAATAACGCCTCACGGCGGCTTGCCTGATACTGGTCAAAGGCATCTGCTTTTTCTTGAGCCAATACAAGTTTCTTAGTAACATCATTGAGAGCCTGGTCATATTCGCCTTTTGCTTCCAATTCTTTTATTCGTCTTGACTCTTTATCATTTGACAATGACTTCCTGATATCGGATAATTCCGATTTCAATGCGTTTTTTTCGTCCACAAGTTCAGAGAACCGAGCATAAGGAACTTGATTGACGGTCTGTTTTTCAGATACAGTTTCTGGAGCCTGTTTTTCGTCTTGGCTAACGACTTGTTGTTCACTCATTTTTACCTCTCGTTTGAGTTATTTACCAACCTTGAAAGTGATAGTATCCCTTGAATAACTGTTTATGTTAGACTGGATTGCGTTACCCACTTTAACGGCAACGTCTTTTTCTATCTCATTCAATACTTTGGTATCAAACAGATCAAACCCACGATTGGCGTTTGCTTCTGCTTTTTTAGCGTTGTAACCGGATAGTCCGACCTCAACGAAATCTTTTCCCACTTTTCCCCGCTTTAATTCACCAAGCATCTTTCCCGTTAATGTCAAATCAACATAACTTGTTTGTTTGCTTGATTGCGGCACTCCACTTGGAGCAGCCTTCCCGGCCTTTTTCTTGTCGGCATATTCACTATGATATGAGCCGCCCAACTTCCCGCTTCGTATTAATTTTCTAATCCTTATTGCGGTGAATGCGCCTATATCTCCCCACGTTTTTAATGGGACATTTGGTAATTCTTTTGCGTTTAGTATCTTAGGCACGTGCTTTTACTTCACCCCTCAATTCACTCTCCGGGTATTGTGACTTGTCAAAGTATTCTACAAATTCATGCCTACACCCAAAATGACCGCCAGATAAACTTGCAGATCCAAACCTTGAGTCTATATCTCCCATTGTCATCGGTCCGGCGGCAAGGATTTCCATACAAATATCACTCGTCCTGTCATCAATCGGACCTTCGTAAATATATAGTTTATCCGATGGTGAGTTGTTTGCCATCTCCCGTGTCACATTCCGACTGAACCTTCTCAATGAGTCATTGACTAAGCTGTTGGCTTGTCTTTCACTCCATCCGACACCCGTAAGTGATTCTGCAAATGCAGCTTCAGATTGTTTCCCAATGATAGACTCAATCATTAATCTTTTCATTAACTCCGACTGTTCACCCACCTTTGCACTAAAGAAATTCACATCAGCCCGAATAAGCGTTTGAAGTGTTGCTTCGGGTACACTTGCGAAAGACTCCATTGATTTAAGTGTTTTAACATAGTTATTGGTGATCGCATTCATTTCGCCATTGAGTTTGAAGTCATCAAAGAGTATCGTCTTTAAATCAAGGTCAATTAATTCTTTAACTATAACTTCACTTGGTAAATCTGAATCGAGGAACCGCCCATACATAGAACTCACAAGTTCTTGTATTTTATTCCAGGCCATGCCGAACTGCTCTTGATCTAACATTAGCTTTGCAGTATATCAACCAAGTTAGTGGTTTGTGGTTTTTCTGGTTGTTCTTCAGCAACCTCACCTAATAATTCGTTCACTTCATCATCGGTCATGTCTGGATTCATTTCTTGAAGGATCCTGCGCTTTGTAGTTAGTCCATTTGCAAGTTCCCAATCCATCTGATTCCGCCACTCTGCCGGATCGTGTACTGTCTCCGGTTCTGTGAAATCAACATGATAATCTTCAGATATATTTACACCGTGAGCCGCCAATATTGTCCTGTCCAGGTTAAATCTTTTATACTCGAATGGTCGCCATATATCCTCAACCGATGCTGCTCTTGCTTCATAATTCTCTAAGTTCTCTATCTTAACTTGAACACCGGAATTGGCTTGTGAATCAGACCATCTTGCGACTAAGTGGTTATTCGTCGCAGCATCTTGAATGATAAACTTTATGGCATTAACGATTTGTCCTAAGTCAGAACCGGGAAGTTTGGATAACGTGCTGCCTTCCGGGAGCATCATTATCTCATCTGTTCCTATCCTAATAGGTTCGTCTTGTTGAATGCCGGTTGCGTACTTCACGCCCAATGTGTCTATCCTTGCAGCAATCAGCATTTCCAGATATAACATGGCCACCGACTCCTGTGCTGATACAAGGTCTAATGCGCCACTCTGCCAATACTCATCGACCAGTTCTGCATCACGCTTGGCAAAGGTCATTGGAATGATACCAAACGGGTTCTCATCCTGATCGAAGATTCTCCCTCTCTCATCGAATCTAAAATGCTGCTCATCTGACCAATATTCGTATATCCTGCTTGTCTTATCATTTAGATTTGCAATAGGATAAAACACAGCAGATTCTTCTGTCTCGCCCTCAAGGAATAACGGATAGAAATACGGCACTAATTCATAGTTTAACCCCTCGTCTGAATAGTGACTCAACAGTCCCATATTCCCGGTAAGGAACGTCATCTTTTCCATTTGCCGCATCTTCGCATCAACATCCCTCGGTAGTTCCTCAGCGTACTTATCGTTGTGGCGTGTGGGTTGGTCTTTATATACCAAACTTCTTGCCGATACCATACGCTTCACAAAGTTAGGCAATGCGGGCGGCAGTTTGATTCCACTCTGGAAATATGGCTCGATATATTGAGCATAATCCCCCTCGTAATAGTCTATTGACTTCATACGTCTTTTTAAATTCTTGTCGTCAGCGTGACCGATTACACTTTTAATCGACCTCATGACCGTGTCGGTAGATAAATCTTTAATTATCATGCTTGTCCCTGTTTGTACATTCTCATAGCCTGGGTTGTCATCATACCATTCAATAATGTCTCGTTTAAATCGTTCATGTCATTCAGCATAGTTTGCCGCCCTTTGTTGTAATAATAAAACAGAATGAGACATATCACATTGAGCGATAATGATACCCCCAGTAAGAAATAAATCACGCCATCCATCCTTGATATGTTACCTTGCGTTCTCTCAACGGCATTAGATACGAAACGGCATAACCCAGAGCATCCCCACTATGCGTTTGAACAGGATCACGTTTGTCAATGTCTCCATTACGCCATACGTTTTGTTCCATGTCCATAAGTAAAGTCGGACAATTCTCCATCGTCAGTCTGCCTTCTCTTAATAGTTTATTGACCGCATTCACTCGGTCTTTTACTCGTGGATTGGCTCTTGGTGCTAATACTTTAAAGCCTGCGGTTCTTAAAAGATCGTGATCTGTTTGAGCCGATGAAGTTTTCCTCGCGGATCCGGTGCTATCTGGGAAGGTCTTAATACCGGGATATTGTTCTTTTAGTCTTTCAGCTAAATCCCACGTGCCGGCATTCTTTAGTCTTATTTCAGACTCAACGTGTATTTCATTCTTATTATATCTGAATATGATTCCACTTAACGCATCCACATTGAAATCAATTCCGCAGCCGACTTCCCATCCATCTAAGTCATTACGACTAATTAAGTGACGTTCACGGTTAAACTCGTTATATACCCGCCCTTGAGTTAGGTTAACAAACTTACCATGCACATACGCATCAATCTGTTCTTTTGAATAGGCCTGTAATAGGCTCTGTTTATAATCATCTGGGAGATAAGGGTTGTCTAATGTGGAAGCCTGGATAACGCCAATATCCATATCTGGATCATTAGATAGAGTGAATCCCCAGTTCAACTGCTCTGGCGTTCCTGTAAGATATATCTGAGACTTCTTGGCTTCTGGATGGCGTACACGGGCGATCATCTGCTCAAATACCTCACGCTTTTGTATAAATGGTTCATCTATAACCGCCCATCCAATATTCGGACCACGTAAGGAATCCGGCTTATCTCCAGATCCAAGCCATAGTTTGCCGCCCCAATTATGGAAGATGAACTCGCTTCGTTGTTGGTTGTATGTATAATCAATCCCGGCACGGTTACACAACTCCTTGAGCGTGACGATTATCGTCTTGACTGCTAACTGGTGTGAAGGTGACACGTACATCCCCGGCACAGGACTGTTTAAATAACTCATGTACAGGGATTTCAATGCTCCGATATACGTCTTTCCCGAACCGTAACCGCCAATCAATAGGACAATTCGGTTGGGCATATCCCAGAATTGCCGTTGATGTTTGAGCATCTTGTCTTTTTTTATTTTGAACTTCACTCAATTACAATTTCATCTTTCCGAATGCGTTGCTCCACGTACTCCCTGGGCTTGCCTTCCACTCGGTTCATGTATATTTCGGCAGCCTTTAGCGATCCATTCTCTGCCATACTTAATACTTTATTAAGAATCTTTTCTTTCCTCGTCTTGCCTTTACCATCTTCTGCTTCAGCAAGTTCTTTGAATAGGTCTGACATTGATCCGTGCCTACCGTTTGGATTAGCTTTGTTGCCCGGCTTAAACTGTACTCCCGCCGAATTTCCTTTGGTGAACTGTCCGTTTGCCCGTCGATTTGCCGTCGCTTCAGCCATCATTGCCAACCAACGCCATCACTAAAGGGTGATCTATCTTGTCCATTAAGTCTTTTACTTTAGGTGAGTCAATTTCATATACGTCAAATTCCAAACGCCATGTGTGTGTTGTCTTTAAATTCTTAATACCAACCAACTCCACGTTTAATGCTATTCCTTCATTTTGGGCCATGTTTGCCATAGTCTGTGTCATGGAATCCTGATCCTTTGAGAATAAACGCAGCCGGTGTTATTACCTTGCTCGTTCTGAATGAGTCGCACTTCGGACATTGTTCATCTGATTCATCGTCCATAGGTCGGAGTGTTTCCCATACCCATAGACAATGATTGCATTTGAAGTCGTATCGTATCATTTAACCGGTTAGATGAACGCCCGCCATTCCTGTTTACCGGCAAGTGAGGTCTGTAATGCAGACGGTCCGGGTAGGGCGACGAGACACCCCTCTACT